TGCGAACAACTGGTGGGAGCGTTCTCCTAATAGCGGCAACACCAACAACTTCTGCAATGTCAACAGCAACGGCAACGCCAACAATAACAACGCCAGCAACAGTAATGGCGTGTCCTTCGGACTCTGCAACTCGAATAGGTCAGTCGTAGTAACCCCCTTGGGTGAAATCAGTACCTCTTGCAGAGGGAGGGCTTGTTCCCGGCTCTCAGAGCCAAAACATTCCTTCGATGTAGTCAGCCGGACGCTGCTTGCATGGTGCGAAATGTACGGTATCGCATTTCATGGCTGGTACTACTATGCAGTTAGAACCCGTACCCAAGAATAATACTGTACGGAGGGAACCCTTTAATATGACAAGCGAAGAACGGAGAGAAGCCCGTTACCAACGCCGCAAGGCCAAGCGTGACGAAGCCCGTCTTATGCGGAGTCAGCAATGCGGCGATTTTGACGAGGTATTCTCGTTCCGGCACCTCTACCTTGCAGGGAAGAAATGCTGCAAGGGCGTTTACTGGAAGAATTCTACACAGCGGTACATTGGCAATCTCATTCCCAACACGGCGAAATCTTTACGATCTCTGGAAAACGGCACCTTCCGTCATCGTGGCTTCCACGAATTCGACATTGTTGAGCGTGGCAAGAAACGGCATATCCGATCTGTTCATATTTCTGAACGAGCGGTGCAAAAGTGCCTGTGCGATTACTGTATCGTACCGATTTACTCAGCGTCCTTTATCTACGACAACTCGGCAAGCCTGAAAGGTCGTGGTATGGACTTCGCCCTGAGAAGAATGATCTGCCACCTTCAACGGCACTACCGCAAGCATGGCCTGAACGGAGGGGTATTACTCTATGATTTTCACAGCTTCTTCGATCTGGCTCCCCATGAACCGCTGTTCCGTGAAGCAGAGCGGCGTATTCATGACCCGAAGCTGAGGGAGCTTGCCAACAGCTTCATTCAGGATTTTGGCTCAATCGGCCTTGGTCTTGGCAGTCAAGTGTCGCAGACCAACGCACTCCTGCTGCCGAGTCCGATTGACCACTTTATCAAAGAAGTCTTGCGTATCGCAGGATATGGTCGATACATGGACGATGGTTACGCCATTCATGAGGACATTGATTATCTGTACCTGTGTATGGAAAGTCTTGATCTCATGTGTCAGAGAACAGGCGTGGAATTGAACCGGAAGAAAACGGTTGTAATTCCTCTGGCTGACTTCTTTCGATGGTTGAAAACCAAGTTCATCGTTACCCCTAACGGCAAGGTTGTTCTGAAAATGAACCGTGACTCCACAATCATCATTCGCCGCAAACTCAGGTCATTCAAGAAATGGCATGAGGAAGGGCGCATGGAGATGAAGGACATTCGCAGTCCAGTTGACAGCTACAAGGGTCACATGAGAAGGGGAAACAGCTTCAAGGTAATTCAAAGTACAGATCATTATTTCAAATCGCTGTTCGGTTTCTACCCGAACAAGAAAGGTTGGGAGAGTCATGTATAAGATTTTCAAAGACAACGCCCTGCTGACGATGGTCGGCACTCCCGCATGGGTCGTGAAGCAGGAGAACGGTGCTTTTGCGCTGTGTCAGGAAGCAGACGCTCAGGGCATTGTGGTCGAGGGTACCGTGTACCACATTCAGGGTAAGCCTGAAATCGAGAATGCTGAAAGCATTGTTATGGAGCCGTATGACGATGGCCTGTATGCCAGCAATGTCAACGCTCTGCTGTTCAATCCGGCTGATCTGAAATATGCCGAGCAGTTCCGTAAGGCTGTCCAGCTCTTTGCTGCCAGTTTGGACGAAACCTCTGCTATGGAGATCGCTACCATCTATGACCCCTATGTGGTCGGTAAGACCTACAAGGCTGACGAGTATTTCACCTATGGTCAGAATGAGGTGGGTGACCCGCAGCTCTATAAGGTCATTCAGGAACATACTTCTCAGGCCGATTGGGAGCCGGACAAGACCGCTTCTCTTTACACCCCCGTTGGTCTGAATGACGAGGGCTATCCTGTATGGAGTCAGCCTACCGGCGCACATGACGCTTACAACAAGGGCGACATTGTGGACTACAACGGCACCCTGTATGTGAGCCTGATTGACGGCAACACCTATTCTCCCGAAGCCTATCCTGCTGGTTGGGAAGTCTATGCGGAAGGCTAATATGGAAACAGTAATTGCCGCAGTTATCACCGGGGCTATCACCTTGATTGGTGTATTGATCGCCAACAGTAAGACTCAGGCCGTCATGGAAACCAAGGTGGACGAGCTGACCCGTGAAGTCCGTGAACACAATAATTTTGCCAAGCGTATGCCTGTGGTCGAGGAACAAATCAAGGTCATCAATCACCGCATTGAGGACTTGGAGCAGTACCACAAGGGTGCGTGAACAACAAATCGGGTGACTTAGGTGAATAATCGAGCCGTTTTCCCTATAAATCCCTCTTAGGAAGCGTTCTCTAAGGAGAGTTTATGGTAAAAATCGAAAATCATTCACCTAAGTCACCCAAATCGAAGGAGGTATTACCATGGTCAACGCATTGATCGCCAATCTCATTAACATTGGGTGGGCTATGCTCATTTTCCTGTGTTCCTACCTCTCCAATGTGTCTTTTTCGATGTATTACAACATCAAGATCATGTTGGAGCCTTTCAGCAAGGACAAGCTGATTAACTCCGGCCTGAAAATCGCTGCCTTTATCTGTGGCCTGACGCTGCTGTGCGTGGCGATTACCACTCTGCCGCTGTTTGCGGAAATGGTTGGTTGGGAAATTCCTGCCGAGTATGTGGACATTTTCAGCGATTTGATTATTATTGGTGCGGTGCTGATGGTGTCGTGTAAGTACATTGCGGAAGCGTTTACGAAGTTCAAGGCCATTCTGGACTACAAGAAGGAGGGACAGACCCATGATGAAAGCAAGTGAGTTTGTCGCCAAGGCCGTAGACATTGCTAAGAACCACAACACCGTGTATATGTGGGGTGTGTTCGGCGCACCTGTCAGCGAGAGCGTCATTGCCAGTAAGACCAAGCAGTACCCCGATTGGTACACCTCTGCGAAACAGGCTCTTTTCCGTGGCCTGATCGGTAAGGGCTACTTCGGCTTTGACTGCGTGTGTCTTATCAAGGGCATTCTGTGGGGTTGGACTGGTGACAGTTCCAAGACCTACGGTGGTGCCAAGTACCAGAGCAACGGTGTTCCCGATACCAGCGCAAACGGTATGATCGCCAAATGCCCTGACGCTACTACGGGTGGTTGGGACACCATCGAACCCGGCGAGGTCGTGTGGACTACCGGTCATATCGGTATCTACATCGGTGACGGTCTGGCTGTTGAGTGTACTCCCAAGTGGAAGAACAATGTCCAGATCACCGCTGTTGGCAATATCGGCAGCAAGGCCGGGTACAACACTCGCACTTGGAAGAAGCATGGTCATCTGCCCTATGTAGAATACCCCGTGTCCACTCCCAAGGAGCCGGAGAGTGTGAAACCTTCTGCCGTGACCGAGGTCAAGGCCAAGGGCTATGCCAAGTCCTTCAACAAGAGTGTCGCCGGTACCTACACCGTGACCGCTTCCTCGCTGAATGTCCGTGACGGAGCCGGTACTGACAACAAGGTTCTGGTGGCTATTCCCAAGGGAACCAAGGTGCGCTGCTATGGCTACTACACCACGATCAACGGCGTGAAGTGGCTGTATGTCCAGTTCACCTACAAGCGTGTCACCTACACCGGTTTCTGTTCTGGTGCCTATCTGAAAAAGTGAGGTTGGTATCTATGAGCGGCAAGAGAGAAGCCAAAAAGCCGAAGATGAAGAACCGCACGAAGTTCACCCTGTTCTCTGTCTTCAACCTGTTTTGGTACACCATCGTGGTTCTTATTCTTAGTTCTCACGATCACACCGTACCGGCAGAGCTGACCGTGGCATGGTTCTCGGCATGGACGGTGGAGCTTGCGCTGCTTGCGGGTATCAAAATCAAAGGTAAGTCTTCGGACGAAGCTCAGGGGTGAGAAAATGCAAGTGCTGAAAGAAGTCACGCTGGACAAGCTCATTAACCTGTATGAAGGTGTTGTGGTGAATGACCGCAAGCAGCTTCTCATGTGGGAGGGTCATCGTGGTACCCCGCTGTATGAAATGAAGCAGAGAGCCTTGGCACAGGATAAGATGATCTTGGGTGCGCTGAAATGCGCCAGAGCCAACGGTTATTCCGGCGAAGAATAAAAGAAGACACTCCCTACCGTCATGGTAAGGAGTGTCTTTTTGTTTGAACGAAAATCGTTCCCCACACAAAGGCGAGTTCGGATTTGCGCTCAATGGTGGACTCAGACCCCTCAAATCCGAACCCCGACACGGAGCCGGAGCCTGAGTCCTTGTTGACCCTGAAAGTCTTGTTTTTGCAGGAGGTCAGGTTATAGGCCGTAGTGATACGGAAGCCGTCAGGCTCGTCCCACACCGTCACAGAGTTTACGATCAGGTCAATGATTATGCGCTTAAAGCTCTCGTCTTCAATGTTGCCGTTTTTGAATTTACCAAGCCAGAACACGATCTGGTCACGGTCAATGCGGACAACATACTTTTCTTCTTCGGCAAGCTGCCGCAGGAGGTCTTTCTTATCCTTTTCCAATTCTACCAGACGCTCCATGAGGGTTTCGGAAGCAATACCTTTTTCAATGGCCTTGGTAATGTTGGCAATGCCTTGTTCGATCTCCTTCTTCCGCTCTGTCAGTTCGGGAATACGGGTGTTCTCTTTCAAGTCCTGATCTGTTTGAGCCATAGCCATATCTGCCAGTTCCTCTATAACTTCATCGGTCATAAGGGCGATAGCGTCCTGAGCTACGACCTGTTCAATCCATTCTTTGCGGAGGGGCTTCTTATCACAGGAGCGTTGCCGCTTGCGGGTATAACAGGTGTAGTAATTATGGATAGCCCCGGTCTTACTGGTGCCGCTATCGCCGTTCATGGAACCGCCACAATGACCGCAGAACAGCTTTCCCGCCAGAAGGTAATCTACCTTGGCCTTGCCCCTTGCCGGTGCTTCTGCATTGACTGAGAGCCTACGCCGTACCGTATCGAAAAGCTCTTTGTCGATGATGGCGGGAACCCCGTCCTCTATGCGAATATCCTTGTAGGTGTAAATACCGATGTATCGTTCATTACGGAACATGGACTTGAAGCTGTTGCGGTTGAATTCTACACCCTTGGCGGTGCGGTAGCCCTTGGCATTGAAGATACGGCAAATCTCAGCCACGGTTTCTCCGTTGGCGTAGAGTTGGAATGCTTCTTGGACGATATGTGCCGTAGCAGGGTCAATGACCAGACGGTGATCTTCTATTTTGTAGCCAAGGGGAACATGACCGCCGATACTGTGGCATTTCAAGGCAGACTCCCTCATACCACGGGTGATCTTCTGAGAAAGGTCAGCGGAATAGAATTCAGCCATACCTTCTAAGACAGCTTCCAGAATGATACCTTCCGGCTTCTCGGAAATGCTTTCGGTGGCAGACATGACCCGCACACCGTTCTTGCGGAGCCGGAATTTGAATAATGCGCTGTCGGTACGGTTACGGGCAAATCTATCCAGTTTCCATACTACAACATATTCCCAAGGCTTCTTGTCGCTGTCCGAGATCATCTGTTGAAAGTGCAAACGCTTCTCTACATCTTTCCGGGCAGTCAGCGCACGATCTACATAGATGGCGACAATGCGGTACCGGTTGAATTTACAGTATGCTCGGCAGTCACGGAGCTGCCCTTCGATGGATTGTTCACGCTGCCGCTCGGAGCTGAACCGTAGGTACAAACACACATCAATGTCACCCTCGTAGAGAGTGGACGGGTCTTCCCTGAATTGGTCAATTTCCTCTTGGGTCAGCATGGACAGATCAATGGGGAATTTATCTCTTTTCATAGTGTTTTTCTCCACTCATTCAAGTCGATAACCTTAGCCGACAGCAGACTCGTCCTGAGAGTCTGTTTTTTCTTTTGTCATTTTATCTCGAAGTTCGTATGCCGTTGCCATGAGTGTATGCACAGAAGAACGATCTAAACTCCGAAAAATGCTGATTAGTTCTACTTCATCTACCCCGGTATCAATGCTTGTTCTTCCAGCAAGACAGTCGATTGTGACTCCGAAATAGTCAGCAATTTTTGAATAGGTTGAGATTTTTTCTGGTTCGGCTCCTTTTTTTCTTCCAGTTGGAAATTGTACCCGAAGTAACTTCTGCCGCCGTCATAAGCTCTTTACTGTTTGGTTTTATACCTTTTTCGTTACAAAGAATAACGATACGCTCATAGAAAGTCATAAAAATCCCCTCTCGAAAAATTTTAACGGATTGAGATTTTCCTATTGACAATCTTAATGGATTAAGATATACTGTGAGATGTAAACAACAACAAGTCAATAGGCAATAGAAATCCGACCCCTGCCGGTTTTCTTTTTCGGCGGGAGTTATCCAATGGTTATTTGATTGGTAGCACACTCAGTATAGCATTGGAGCGGGTTTAAGTCAATATCTCTTGTTGTTGTTTACTTCCAAAAATCTGAAAGGAGGTAAGCAGAATGGGAGAGCGTAAGTCCCTGCATGACCGGCTTCGTGAGAACAACCTGTCTTTCGTTTGGCTGATCGCAGTCTTGAACCGTGTCGGTGTTCATACCGATAAGTCTGAAATGTCTTCTGCGGTTCGAGGTACTATCTCTGGCGAAAAGGCAACGGTCATTATCGAGAAGTCCCACGCTGTTCTCGATCAGTACGAGGGCTTCATTCGTTCTGTGGCGGTATGAGCGTTTTTGTGCCTGAGAAGCAAGCTCAGGCCAGAGCTGCCAGTCTACTTCTCGCACAGCGAGTCAGAGAATTCTTCAAAGACCCGCAGAACCGGCAGGAGTTTGAAATCTGGTACGAAACCCGTCACGGCAAGAAATACGAATGGAGGTCAGTCACATGAAAAAGGTATTTGGAGTTCTCGCATTCCTGTCCTTTTTCTTCGTCTTCGGCACCGTTGGTGCTATGGAACAGGATATGGTCGACCTTGGAGCGGGGTTCTTCCGCTGCCTGATTGGACTTGGCTGTATGGACATTTTCACTCGGCTTGCCGGTGGGTATGACTACTCCTACACCTACGATGAAGACGAATATGAAGAAAGCCGCCCTCGGTGTAGCAGACCGAAAGGCGGCAAGCGTAAAAGCTCACTCTGATTATATCAGACAATTCACCAAATGAAAAGGAGATTTTCTCATGAATAAAGCTCTTTCTCAGCTCTGCGCTGAATTCGAGAAGATGGAGCAGACCATTGCGTTCCAGCAGAAGGTCATTGCTTCCACCGCTCAGGTTCCCGTTTGCCCCTGTGGTCGTATCAATGCGGCTATGCCCGTCATGCCTAAGCTGAAACTGGACGATTGCTCTTGGGCAGAGATCGCTATGTATGCTCAGTCCGGCATGGCTGACAGAGTGTTCGCCCTTGGTGACACCAAGAAGATCACCCTGAATGATGGTACCACCATCGGTGTCCGTATCATCGGCTTTAACCATGATAACAGCGACACCGGTGATCTGCTTCCCATTACCTTCGAGTCCGTGGAAACCCTGAATGATGACTTCTGCATGAACGAAACCTCTACCAACAAGGGCGGTTGGGAGAAGTCCTATCTGCGTTCCATGCTGAACGGCAGCTTCCTCAATTCCATGCTCCCCGAAGACCTGAGAGCCGTCATCAAGCCCTGTGTCAAGCTGACCCGTACCAGCGGTGCAGAGAATGCCCTTCTCGGCAAGACTGTTGATCGTGTGTTTGTTCTGTCCGAGCAGGAAGTCTTTGGCAGAAAGGTGTTCTCCGGTGGTGCCGAAGGTCATTGGTATGACTGGTACCGTGAGGAAAACACTCCCTACGGAAAGTGCAAGCAGAACGGTGAGCGGGATTGGAGATGGGAGCGTTCTCCTCGTAGCGGCGGCACCAGCGCCTTCTGCAATGTCGGCAGCGACGGCGGCGCCAACTATGGCGGCGCCAGCGTCGGTTATGGCGTGTCCTTCGGCTTCTGCGTTTAATCCGAAATCCCGTAAAATCCCGCTCCGCAAGGAGCGGCGAAGAAGGAGGAATTATGGAATATCCCCGTGTAATCACCCTGAAAGACGGGAAGAACGAAACCCTTATGCCGGTCAGGGATTTTGAGTACCTGATTGACGAGTACATGGGGTTTGACGCTTTGCGGTATTTCCGTCTTCTCAGAGAGGAAGGTGGTACCCGTGAGTAACACCAACCGCAAAGATGGCACCAGCTTTGAACGGCAGCTCTGTTTGAGCTTGGCGGGGTACGGCTTTTGGGCGCATAACCTCGCACAGAACAGTCAGGGTCAGCCCTTCGATGTGATAGCTTCCAAAAATGGTAAGACTCACCCCATTGACTGCAAAGCCTGTGCCAAAGACATTTTCAAGATGGAGCGGATTGAGGAAAACCAGTCTTCCGCTATGGTTCTCTGGCGAGAAACCGGTAACGGTGAGGGGTGGTTCGCTCTGAAAATGAGCAATGCCGCAGTCTACTTCATTCCCTTTTCCAAATTGGAAAGCCTTGGCTACCTGAAAACGGTTCTTTCCGCTTCTGAGATCAGAGAGTATGGCATTCCTCTCAGAGAGTGGGTGGAGCAATGCGAATAGACCTCGGCAACCAGATCAGAATTGATAAGCCAGAACCCTCCCTTCTGGACTGGTGCAAGAAAAATCTGGTGATCGCCAATCCTGAGTACGCCAAGAAAGCCCGTATGCACCTTTGGCTCGGCAATACCCCCAAGACCTTCTCCCTGATGGAGTGGGACGGTGAAACGCTGGTACTCCCTTATGGGTGCTTGAAGATTGTGGACGAGATTGCAGACCCCTACTTTGACTTCTTCACGAAGTCCTTTGACTGGCCTAAGCTCGTCCAGTTTGATTGTGAAGTACCGCTCTACGATTATCAGGAAAAAGCTGTGGAAGCTCTCAGCAAGGTCTACTGCGGCATTCTCCAAAGCCCTGCGGGTTCTGGTAAGACGCAGATGGGAATTGCTCTGGCTACCAAACTCGGCCTGAAAACACTCTGGCTGACCCACACAAGGGATTTGCTATTGCAGAGTAAGAGCCGAGCGGAGCAGTACATGAGTGCTTCTCTGACCGGCACGATCACCGAGGGTAAGGTGCAAATCGGCAAGGCCATGACCTTTGCCACGGTACAGACCATGTGCAACATTGACCTCGAAAGGTACAAGGACACTTGGGATTGCGTCATCGTGGACGAGTGTCACCGTGTAGCCGGTACCCCTACCTCAGTCACGCAGTTCTCTAAGGTGCTGAATTCTCTGGCGGCAAGGCACAAATACGGCCTGTCAGCCACGGTTCATCGGGCAGACGGCATGATTGCTGCCACCTATGCTCTGCTTGGTCAGATAGCCTACAAGGTGCCAGAGGAAGCCGTAGCGGAAAAGATCATGACGGTGAGCATTCGCCCCCGTCCTACCCGTGTCGGCCTGAGCAGAGAGTTTCTGGACACAGACGGCACGATCATCTACGCCAAGCTGATTAACTACCTTGTGGAGCAGACTGGACGGAACAAGCAGATTGTGGCTGACCTGATTGCCAATGCAGATCACTACAACCTCATTCTCTCTGACCGGTTGAACCATTTGGAGTATCTGATGAACCACCTTCCCCGTGAGCTTCGAGAGCAAGCGGTCATGGTGGACGGCAAGATGACCTCGAAAAAGGCCAAGGCTCTCAGAGAACAGGCTATGGAGGACATGAGAACCGGTAAGAAGCGGTACCTGTTCGCCACCTATTCTCTCGCAAAAGAGGGTTTGGACATTCCCCGGCTTGACCGTTTGTTTCTGGTTACTCCGCAGAAGGATTATGCCGTGATTACTCAGAGTATAGGGCGAGTTGCCCGTACCTTTGAGGGCAAGGCTGACCCCGTGACCTATGATTATGTAGACGATGGTATTCAGTATCTCGTCCGCAGCTACAAGAAACGGTGTACCACCTACCGTAAAGCCGGTTGTCGGTTTTTGGAATAGGAGGTTGCCATGCAAGTTCTCATTGCCTGTGAGGAAAGTCAGGCCGTATGTATAGAGTTTCGCCGGTGCGGTCATGAAGCGTATTCCTGTGATATTCAGGAATGCTCTGGTGGACACCCTGAGTGGCATATTAGAGGTGACGCTTTGAAGTTACTCGGAAGACACCTGATCTTTAAGACCGAAGACGGTAAGGCTCATTACATTGACCGGTGGGATTTGATAATTGCTCACCCTCCCTGTACCTATATGAGTAACGCCGGTGCTTGTCGTATGTACCCCAAGAAGGGGCAGATAGATGAAGCACGACTGGCTAAGGCTATGGAAGCGAAAGCGTTTTTCCTGAGCTTTCTCAATGCAGATTGCGAGAGGATTGCAGTTGAAAACCCAAGACCGCTGACGGTGGTCGGACTCCCCAAAGAAACCCAAAGAATACAGCCCTACCAGTTTGGAGAGCCGTGGAGTAAGCTCACTTACCTCTGGCTCAAAAATCTGCCTGAGCTGGTTCACACCGAAGTTCTTTCCCAATGGAAGCCGTTCGTGCCGTCTGGCACAGGCCGTAAGTTGGGGGGGGGGACAGTTATGGAGCAAAGCAATGCGCCCATAACTCCAAAGACCGCTCCAAGACCTTCCTCGGCATAGCTAAGGCTATGGCAGAGCAATGGGGCAGTTTAGAAAGTGAAGGTGTTGCCTTTGAATAATCGTTACATCTTCGACTGTGAGGTTTACCCCTACGATTGGGTGTTCGTCTTCAAGCACAAGATCACCAAGGAGTACACGGTCATTCACAATGACTACGAAGCTATGGTGCAGTTCTTGAAGGACAACCCTGTTCTGTTTGGCGGCTTCAACAATAAGCACTACGACCAGTTTATCAAAAAAGCTGTCCTGTGCGGCCTGAGTCCTGAACAGATCAAGGAAATCAACGACTACATAGTTGTAGAGGGTCACGAAGGTTGGGAGATACCGGCGCTGCGCCAATGCACCTTCTTCTTTGACCAATACGACCTCATGGACGATTGTCAGATGGGCTTGTCCCTGAAAGCTATCGAAGCTCACCTTGGTATGAATATCTGTGAAACCACGGTGGACTTCAATACCAACCGTCCGCTCACAGATCAGGAATTGGACGAAGTGATTGACTACTGTAAGCACGATGTTGACGCTACGGACATTCTCGATGATCTGAGAGCCGCTTATCTCTTTAACAAACTCGCCCTTGGTCGTGAGAAAGATATTCCTCCCGCAAGGGCGCTGTACATGACCAACGCCAAGCTGACGGCAGCTTACCTCGATGCGAAGCGGCCTGAAAAGGAGTGGACAGACGAGCGTAACTACCAGTACCCCAAGACCCTGCTGCGGCAGTACATTCCTCAGGAGGTCTTCGACTTCTTTGACCGTATGCACGACATGAGCATACCGTCTGAGGTTCTGTTCAAAGAGGGCTTGGACATTGAGGTGGGTGGTTGCCCCTGTCGTATCGCCTACGGCGGTATCCACGGTGCTATCCCTTGTTACCGTGAAGAAGCCACGGAAACCCGCTCTATCCGCAACAAAGATGTTGCCAGCTACTACCCGCACCAAATGACGCTGAACGGCTTTTGTAGCCGGAATATTCCTTCCCCTGAGGTGTATGAAGCTACCATTGAGCGCCGTGTCAAGGCGAAAAAGGCCGGTGACAAGACTACCGCCAACGCTCTGAAACTGGTTCTCAACACCACCTACGGAGCCATGCTGAACCAGTACAACGACCTGTATGACCCGCTCATGGGACGCTCGGTCTGTATCTCTGGTCAGTTGCAGTTGCTCGAACTGGCTGAACATCTCATTCAGGATTGCCCGACCTTGAAGATCATTCAGCTCAACACCGATGGTATCATGGTCAGCCTTGATGATTGTGATGTTCCCAAGTATCAGGAGATCACCTCCGAATGGGAAACCCGCACCGGCTTCGAGCTGGAAGAAGACCTGATTAAGATGATCTGCCAGAAAGATGTGAACAACTATGTCGAGGTTCCCTTTAAGGGAGCGCCGAAGATCAAAGGCGGTGTTCTTGTCCGTGGTGTTGTCACCAACGGCAATATCGACTTTGCTGCTATGGGACTCCCTGTGTGGGAAAACCTGAACGGCGGTGCGTTCAACATCAACAATAACATGGTGGTCGTTGCCAAGGCCGTCAAAGATTATCTGGCCTACGGTATCCCTGTTGAGAAGACCATCATGGAGTGTGACAGGCTCTTGGACTTCCAGTTGATCGCCAAGGCCGGTAGTAAATACGGTGACGCTCTTCATGAGGTTGACGGTAAGCTCGAAGTCGTGCAGAAGGTCAACCGAGTGTATGCCACCGAGGACTACCGCTACGACACACTCTACAAGATGCACCTCACCACCGGCAACCCTGTCAAGATCGCCGGTCTTCCCGCAAAATGCGTGGTGGACAACGATAACCACTTGACCATTGATGTTATTGATCGTGACTGGTATATCCGTCTGGCACAGCGTTATGTCCGAGATTTCCTTGGCATTAAGCCGCCGAAGCGGAACACCAGAAGGGTTAACAGCATCAAGCGGAAGCTGCTTGCTATCTTTGACGAGCGGGATTTGAACCCGCAAGTCTAAGAAGGGAGTGGTCATTTGACTGAATATGTTCTCTCCCTCAGTTACGGCAAAGATAGTCTGGCTTGTCTATTCGCTATTAAGCTGCTTGGTTGGCCTTTAGACCGTATCGTTCACGCTGAGGTGTGGGCTACCGATGACATTCCCGCAGACCCGCCGCCGATGGTGGAGTTTAAGGCCAAGGCTGATAAGATCATCAAAGAGATGTTCGGTATTGAGGTTGAACACCTCTGCGCTGTACGCAATGGAGAGAAGCTGACCTACGAAAAAACTGTTCTATCATATTCCCAAGAGGAAGAACGGTGGACAGTTCGAGGAAGGTTCTCCTGCTGGATTTCCCTATACGAAAGGTGCATGGTGTAATGACCGATTGAAGACCAACGCTCTCGATGCTGTTTCTCGTGGGGGGGGGATTACAGGTTTCCCATTCACAATCGGGAGCTGGTGCAAGAAGCTCAAAGACGGGTCTTATCCTCGGCTTCCCAATGTTGCGGGGACAATGGTGTACCAGCGACCTCAAACGGAGGGTTTTCCCAAAGCTCCCTTGCACAAGGAGCGAAGAAAAATATTGTGCAGTACCTCGGTATTGCGGCTGATGAACCTGAGCGCATAGCCAGACACCAGAAGCCGGGGTTCATGCTACCGCTTGTGGAGATCGGTTGGGACGAAGCGTATTGCCGTCAAATCTGCGAGGAAAATGACCTTCTCTCTCCAATCTATACGAGCAGCGCAAGAGGCGGCTGTTGGTTCTGTCACAACCAAGGTGTCGATCAGCTTCGTCTTCTCCGCAAAGAGTACCCCGATTTGTGGGCATTGCTCCTGAAATGGGACTTGGACAGTCCCACCACATTCAAGCCGGACGGACATACCGTACATGACTATGAGCTTCGGTTCCAGATGGAAGACGAAGGGAAAGTTCCGGCTGACAGAAGATTTCGTTGGAAAATGATTATCAAGGAGGAAACTCAAATGTCTAAGAAAACCGAAAATCCCGAAGTGACCACCGCTGAAACCACGGTGGACTTCACCACCCTGAATGTCTATCAGAAGTTGCAGATGGCTCGTGCCAAGTTCCTGTCTTCCGGTGTCAAGAAGACCGGCAAGAACATTCACTTGGAGTTCACCTACTTCGAGCTGGTGGACATTGTTCCTGTCGCAGAGCGTATCTTCTCCGAAGTCGGTCTGCTGGGCGTTCCTCGCTTCGAGCCTGAGATCGCCTATATGGACATTATCGACATTGACCACCCTGAGCAGTTCGCTCCCATCACCTTCTACGCTCCGTTCTCTCAGATCGAGCCGATTGTGTCCAACTCCGGCAAGGAAGTCACCAATAAGATGCAGGCTCTCGGCAGCTCCATCACCTATATGCGCCGCTACCTGTGGCAGTTGGCTTTGGACATTATCGAAGCCGATGACATTGACCCCAATATCGGCGCTGGCTCTTCCGGTTCTGCCACCCCTGCTCCCGCTGCCGCTCCCAAGGCCGCTAAGAAACCCGCCACTCCCGCACAGCGCACTCAGGTTAAGGAAGACCTGACTTCCACCTCCGCTCCCGCTGACGAGTTGCAGATCAAGGGTCTGAAAAATGCCCTGAAACAGCTCATGGAGCTGGACGCTGAACAGGAGTCCTTCGTTCAGGAGATCGCCGTCAAGACCGATGGTTTCACCAACATCACCAAGGAGCAATGTGAAGCTCTGGTAAACGGTGTGGCTGAGATGATTGCCGGTTACAGCGTACAGGAGGAATAAGCTATGGGTGAGATTATCTGGAAAGAGGGCTGTATTCAGGTAGACCCTCCGAAGAAGCCCCTGAAATGCACCGGTACTCGTCTTGCCGCAATCATGGGTCTGAATACTTGGAACACTCCCTTCAAGGCGTGGTGTGAAATCACCCGCACCTATAAGGAGCCTTTCGAGGATACGATCTACACCATTGCCGGTAAGACCATCGAGCCGAAACAGGCCGAGTACATGAAGCGGTCTTACTTCATGACCAACCTCGTGACTCCCACCGACATTTACGGTGAGGACTATTTCAAGAAGACCTTCGGCGATTTCTTCCACGACATTCCCATCTTCGGCGGTATGTGGGACTATCTGTTGTATGACGAGGACGGCAAGCCCGAAGCGGTCTTGGAAATGAAGACCACCAAGCGTGTCGAGGATTGGGCAGACGATATGCCTGAATACTACGCTTTACAGGCAGCGCTTTATGCCTATCTGCTCGGCGTAGATCAGGTGTACATGGTAGCTTCCTTCCTCGAAGATGCTGACTACCAGAAGCCCGAAGGTTTCAAGTGTACCGTGAAGAACACCATCGTCAAGCCCTTCAAGGTGTCCGAGCGTTACCCCGACTTCGAGGGTCAGTATGTGAAACCCGCTATGGAATGGTGGCACACTCATGTGGACACCGGTATTTCTCCCGCCTATGACGAGAAGCGTGACGCTGACATTCTGAAAGCCCTTCGCACCAACAGCCTGAACCCCGAAGATGATATTTCGGAACTGATCGCTGATGCGGAAGCTCTCAAGGCCAAGCTGGACGCTCACTACGCTCTGGTAGCTGAGGAAGAGAAAGCCTACAAACTCGCCACCGACAAGATCAAGAAGCTGGCTATGCAGCAGTTCCGTGACGGTGACAAGAAGGTTGCTATCAAGGGTCAGACCTACGCATGGGAGGTCAGCCGATCTTCCACCACTAAGATCGACAAGGATGCTATGAAAGCGGACGGCGTGTTGGAGAAGTACACCACTACGGAGGAAACCTACCGTCTGTCCCCGAAGATCATCAAGGAGGACAAGTAAGATGAAATTTGAAAAGTTCGTCAAAACTCTTGCTTCCACCGGCGTTATCTATGAGCGTGGTATCTTCAAGGAACGCTGGTTGGCTTCTCAGAGCTGCTACATGATGGTTCCTCTCGGCACTCGTTCCGTGACGGCTCAGGGTATCTTTGAAATGCCCGACAGCATCAACGCCATGATTGAGTCCGTGGGTAATACCGAACCCGCTCTGCTTCGCAAGGCAATCATGCCGTACCCTGACGGCAAGATCAAGGACTGTGTGCGTATCTTCGCCAACGATGCAACCGATGTTCACATTGCAATCAGCAATGATGACTGGTCGCTCATTGAGAAGAGTGACTACACCGAAATTCTCTATGAGTACGAGGACGGCAAGGCGGTAGCCAAGGCGCTGCTGGTCGAGCGGTATCCTCTGTACCCCGAAGATGATATGGAGCTGGTCGGTATCATCTTCCCCACCGAATACAACGAACAGCTCAACTTCACTACCATCAAGGAGGAAAATTACAATGGCTAAAATCGGACTGACCGAGGGTTTCTCCCTCATTCCCGAAGGAACTCATGTGTTCCAGATCACCGCTGTCAACTACAAGGAAGCGTTTGGCAAGATGGAAGTCACCATGCAGACTCAGGGTGGCTCCAAGCACATTGAGCGTTTCTCTCTGCTGAAAGCCAATGGTGAACCCAACGAAGGTGCGCTGAACGCTTTCTCCTACTTCGCCAAGACCGCTCTTAACGACTTCGCTCTGACGGAGATCGACCATGAAGACCTGTTGGGTTGCTTCATTGAGTGCGACATTGAGCATGATGTTCAGCCCAACAAGAACAAGCCTGACACCACCATTACCTTCGCTCGTCTGGCCGATAAGCGCCCCTCTGACGGCTGGGAAACCGCAGCGGCTCCTACTCCTGTCCCTGCCAAGAAACCCGCTCCTGCGGCTTCTCAGGGCGCAAAGAAGTCCTCTATGGACTTGAAGTCCCTGCTGGGTTAAGACAATCTGCGGAGAGGGAGAGTTTCACCCTCTTCCTCTCCAATGGTTCTGTGGAAAACTCTGTTGAAAGTGAGGATAAGATACAATGCCCGAAACCAAATCCAAGGTACAGCTTCACAAGGAAATCTGTACCGAGATCAATGAGCTGTACGCCAAGAAGAACCACGACTACGGTGACAGCTTCCACCAGACCTTCGTTGAAGAGGGTATGGCTATGGCTCGTATCCGGCTGGGTGATAAGCTCAACCGCTTTAAGACCCTCTCTCGTGGCAATGAGCAGAAGGTCAATGACGAGTCTATCCGTGATACGCTGATCGACCTCGCAAACTACGCAATCATGACCATTTTGGAAATGGAGGTATCCGACCATGAACGGTAAAGAATATCAGTCCTTGGCAATGCGTACCAACGATGGTAACGCAACCCTGCGTCTGTCCAACCATGTTGACAACCTTGCAGATGACCCCCGCATTGACATTGGCGGCGTTTTCAATGGCTGCTTGGGTCTGTCCGGTGAGGTAGGCGAGTTCAATGACATGGTGAAGAAGTGGGTATTCCACGAGAAGCCTTTGGATGTTGAACACGCTCAGAAGGAGATCGGTGATGTGCTGTGGTACATTGCTATGATCTGCCATTCCTTCGGTTGGGACATGGACGCTATTATGCGGCAGAACATCGACAAACTGAAAGCTCGTTACCCTGACGGCTTTGATGTGAATAAGTCCGCACACCGTAAGGATGGGGATGTGTAATGAAGTTCCACAACATCACTCATGATGACATGAACAACGGTGATGGTTTGCGTGTAGTCCTCTGGGTAGCAGGATGTGAACACCATTGCAAGGGTTGTCAAAACCCTGTCACATGGGACGCTGGTTATGGAGCCGAGTTTACCTTCAAAGACGCAGAAGAAATCTTCCGTGATCTTGAAAAGAAGTATGTTTCCGGTATTACCATCTCTGGCGGTGATCCGTTCCACCCTGCAAACCGAAAAGATGTGTTGTATCTGATCGAGTTTATCAAGACTAAGTATCCCGACAAAACGATCTGGGTCTATACAGGGTACACATGGGAGGAAATCACGCAGACTCTCGAATTGATGACCGTGGTTAAAGCCGTGGATGTTCTGGTAGACGGACGGTTCGTGGAAGAACTGAAAGACCTGAAATATCCTTGGGCTGGAAGCACTAACCAGCGTGTCATTGATGTACAAAAAACCATTCAGGAAGGGAGGATTGTACTCCATGAAAGTAATTAAGAAAGACGGCACATTGGAAGCCTTCGACAGCCAAAAAATCGTGAACGCTGTCACGAAATCTGCTTCTCGTGTGATGGTCACTATCACAGCAGATCAGTTCCGTGAGATCGTGGCGGCGGTGGTCAAGATCATCGAGCAGCGTGGTCTTGAGGAAATCCCTGTCGGTGAGATGCACAACATCATGGAGCAAGTCCTTGAGGATTTTGACCCGAAGATCGCTAAGTCTTACAAGGACTACCGCAACTACAAGAAGGACTTTGTTCATCTGATGGATGAAGTCTACATCCAGAGCCAGTCCATTCGTTTTATCGGTGATAAGGAAAACTCCAACACCGACTCGGCATTGGTAGCCACCAAGCGCTGTTTGATTTTCAATGAACTCAACAAACGCCTGTATCGCAAATTCTTCATGACAAAGGACGAGCTGCAAGCCTGTAAGGATGGCTACATCTATATCCACGATCAGTCTGCCAGACTGGATACCATCAACTGTTGTCTGTGTGATGTTGGGACTATCATGCAGGGCGGCTTTGAGATGGGTAATGTCTGGTACAACGAGCCTAAGTCCCTCGATACGGCATTTGATGTGCTGGGCGATATTATTCTGGCTACGGCTTCGCAGCAGTACGGTGGTTTCACCGTCCCTGAAATCGACAAAATCCTCGCTCCCTATGCGGTCAAGTCTTACGACAAGTACCGTGAGGAATACATGGACGCTGCTTTTCATTTGATGGCAGATCATTTTACCGCTGAACAGCTCAGTCGTGAATTTGCGTTCAATAAGGTACAGCGTGACTTCGAGCAGGGCTTCCAAGGTATCGAAATGAAGCTGAACACCGTAGGCAGTTCTCGTGGTGACTACCCATTCATCACCATGACCTTCGGTCTGGCTACTGATACCTTCGGAAAGATGGCGAGCAAAACCTTCCTGCGTGTACACATGAACGGTCAGGGTAAGGCCGGGAATAAGAAGCCTGTTCTGTTCCCGAAGCTGGTATTCCTCTATGACGAAAACCTTCACGGCGAGGGTTGCGTCAATGAAGATGTGTTTGAAGCCGGTATCCAATGTAGTAGTAAAACCATGTATCCCGACTGGTTGTCCCTTACCGGTGACGGATATGTGGCAAGCATCTACAAGAAATACGGCAGGGTCATTTCTCCTATGGGTTGTCGTGCTTTCCTCTCCCCTTGGTTTGAGCGTGGCGGCATGAGTCCGGCCGACGAGGATGACAAGCCTGTATTCGTAGGACGCTTCAACATCGGAGCCGTCAGTCTTCATCTGCCTATGATTTTGGCAAAGGCCAGACAGGAAAGCACCGACTTCTACACCGTTCTGGACTATTACCTTGAGATGATACGCAATGTTCACAAACGCACCTATGACTACTTGGGTGAAATGAGAGCAAGCGTGAACCCCATCCAGTTCTGTGAAGGTGGCCTGTATGGTGGTCATCTCAAGCCGTCCGACAAGATCAAGCCCCTGCTGAAACCCATGACAGCTTCCTTTGGCATTACCGCACTCAATGAGTTGCAGCAGCTTTACAATGGTAAATCCATTGCGGAAGACGGTCAGTTCGCCCTTGAGGTTATGGAATACATCAACCAGAAGGTCAATCAGTTCAAGCAGGAAGACGGTTGGCTGTACGCTATCTACGGCACTCCCGCTGAAAGTCTGTGTGGATTGCAGATCGAGCAGTTCCGCAAGAAATACGGCGTGGTTGAAAATGTAAGTGACCGACCCTATGTCAGCAATTCCTTCCATTGTCATGTGACCGAGGAACTGACTCCCATTCAGAAACAGGACTTGGAGGGGCGCTTCTGGGATTTGTGCAATGGCGGCAAAATCCAATATGTGAGATACCCCATCGACTACAACATCGAAGCGGTTCGCACTCTGGTTCGCAGAGCTATGAAGCTCGGCTATTACGAAGGTGTAAACCTGTCCCTCGCATACTGTGACGATTGTGGTCATCAACAGCTTGAGATGGACACCTGTCCGAAGTGTGGGTCTACGAACCTTACTAAAATTGATCGCATGAATGGCTATCTTTCCTACTCTCGTGTTCACGGCGATACTCGTTTGAACGCCGCAAAGATGGCTGAGATTGCGGAGCGAAAATCCATGTGAGAAAGGATGGTCAATATGATTGATGAAATTCAGGCAAGAGTTGACACCTTCCTTGAGTTCATGAAAACCCCTGACGGTACACCTCTGGTCACGCTCGACTCGCTGGATTGGCTGATCTCCAACGGTTTCTTTACCGCTCCGGCTTCCACCAAATATCACGGCAACTATGAAGGTGGCCTGTTCGACCATTCTCTCTCTGTTGCTCGTCATCTGGTAGGACTGACTGAGAGCTGCGGTCTGAAATGGAAGAAGGAACGCTCCCCCTATCTGATTGGTATGTTCCATGACCTGTGCAAGCACGACCAGTACCGTCACCCCATCATTGCGGAAACCATTGGTGGTGAGTCCATTCCTGATCTCGGCAGTTGGGAGTATAACCCTCACACGCTGCTGAAAGGTCACGGCGAGAAGTCGGTCATGCTTCTGGCTCAGTTCTATGCGCTGACCGAGGAAGAGATCGCCTGTATCCGCTACCACATGGGTGCTTTCACTCCTAAGGAAGAGTGGAACGATTACACCGGCGCTGTCCATGTCTACCCGAATGTCCTCTGGACTCACCAAGCCGATATGCTGGCAAGCCATGTCGAAGGTGTTTGACATGGGCTACCGAAAAGTCAGGTACTTGGAGCAATGTCGATACATTCTCCGGTACTGGTTTCGAACCTACATTCTGAGAAAGGATACTCAACATGAAGATCATTAACCCTTCTGTGGAGCTTATCAATGCTCCTTCCTATGAAACCCTGATGGCTACCATCGAAGCTGCCGGACGCACCTGTTACAAGTCCGAGGACAAGATCACCGATGGAAGCGCCGAGAAGTTTATCCGTGGTATCATCAAGCGTGGTCACGAAGCTGTGATTGAGCATGGCTCTCTTACTGTCCGCTTCATCTGTGACCGTGGCGTGTCCCACGAGATCGTAAGACACCGCATTGCTGCCTACTGTCAGGAGTCCACTCGCTACTGCAATTACAGCAATGAGCAGTTCGGCGGGGAGATCACCGTCATCAAGCCCTTCTATCTGGTTGAGGGTAGTGAGGGTTGGCAGTATTGGCGTGAAGCCTGTCTGACTACCGAGCGGCGCTACTTTGAAATGCTGCGTATCGGCTGTACCCCTCAGGAAGCTCGTGCTGTTCTGCCCAACAGCCTGAAAACGGAGGTTGTCATGACCGCCGACATTCGTGAGTGGCGGCATTTCCTCAAGCTGAGAAACAGCCCTGCCGCTCACCCCCAGATGCGTGAGGTTGCCAATATGCTGGCTGTTCTGTTCAAGAACAACTATCCTGTGTTCTTCGAGGACTTTGACGCAGACGGTGAGGTAAAGAAGAGATGAAGAGAACGGTGGGAGTAATACTCCTATTCCTCATGATTTCTCTCATAATTTGTTTCTTTCTTTCGGTAGAAACAAAAGAACCTGTCATCGAGATTGTGGAACCTCCCACCGAGTCTAAACCGGAACCGACAATCACTCCGACTCCCGAACCTACACCTGAACCTACACCTGAGCCGGAACCGGAGTTTGTTCCGATCTGGACAGAGGAAGAGGTCAGCTATCTCACCAAAGCGGTATTTGGAGAAGCCGGTGGCATACGCTCTTTGACTGAGCAATCAGCCGTGATCTGGTGCATACTGAACTGGTGTGATCGTGATGGTAAGGACATTATTTATGAGGTTACATACCCCAACCGCTTCCAAGGCTACCGAGCCAGCAATCCCGAACCTGAGTACCTGAGAGAACTGGTCGTAGATGTGCTGACTCGGTGGCAGAGAGAGAAGGAAGGGGCAACCGATGTAGGTAGAACTCTGCCGTCCAATTATTATTTCTTCACAGGAGATGGAAAACACAACCATTTCCGAACGGAGTGGAAAGCTCCGTATGTAACTTGGGACTGGTCTTTACCAAGCCCTTACGAAAGTTGAGGTAAAGTCTATGAGGTTTGAGAATATCCCTTCTGAATTACAGTCCCTCCCTCAATGGGTCTGTGCGTGGAAGAACTCAAAGGTTCCCATGCAAGCTAAGGAGCGCAAAGCGGCAGCATCGTCTTCCCCTGAAACATGGGCGCAGTTCGAGGACGCTAAGGCTTCGGTGGAGAAAGGTCGATATGACCACCTCGGCTTTGTCTTTGCTGACAACGGTATTGTCGGTATTGATCTGGACGCTGGCTTTGATGAAGATGGCTTTCTCTCACCTCTGGCAATCGACATTATCAGACGGTGCAGTTCCTATACCGAGAAAAGCAGAAGTGGTCGAGGGGTTCACATTCTGGTCAAGGGTGTTCTTCCCTTCAAAGGGAGAAACAACCGCAACGGTGTTGAGGTCTATCAGACAGGTCGCTATTTCATCATGACCGGTCAGGTGTTGATCTATCCTGAGCTGATCGAGAACCAAGCGGCAATCGACTACATTGTAGAGAAATACTTCCCCGATGTGACGAAAGAAAGCTCTGGCACTTCTGCTCCGCAGCGTATCTATTCGCCGGTGTACACCAAGCCCACCAACGGTAAGGTACAGTTGAAGCCGACTTACCCGCCGATCATTCACGGCTCCCGAAACCTGAGCCTGACTTCCCTTGCCGGTCAGATGCACACGCAGGGGTACAGTAAGGCCGACATTTTCAAGGAGCTGCTATACGCCAATGAACAGGCGTGTCAGCCGCCGCTTCCCCGAACTGAAATAGAAACCATCGTCAATAGCGTCACCAGATATAGGAGGTAAAGACCATGCCCTTTGAAGACCCTACACCTTTGTTCCAGTTGTCCAACGGACGCTACATACTGGACGAGGGTATTTCCCAAAAGATGTTTCTCATTAAGGAGAAGCACCCTGAAACCAGTCACCAAGTCAGCTCCACCGGTTACTCTTGGGACGAGTCCGGCATGGCTGAACTCTTCTCTGAGTGTTATGAGAATGACGCTCGGTACTGCCCCGAAGCGAAGAGCTGGTTTACCTACTCTAACGGCGCATGGCGCAAGGACACCGGCTCCTTGTTGGTAGCTGAGAAGATCAAGGAGTTCTGCCGCCTGATGGCTCTGTACTGCGGTGAGATCAGCAACGAAGATCGCCGCCGTGAATACCTCAAGTTTGTCAGTAAGATGGGTGATCGCCGGTTCCGTGACCGTCTGATGAAGGACGCTGCCAGCGTCAAGCCCATTGCCGCAGAGCAGTTCGATGAAAACCCCTATCTCATTAACTGCCTGAATGGTACTTACGATCTGCAAACCATGACCTTCCGTGAGCATGATTGGCGGGACTTCCTGACCATGCAGACCAACTTCGAGTACACCTTGCAGGATACCCGCTGTGAACGGTGGGAGCGCTTCATTGCAGAAGTCACCTGTAACGACCCGGACAAGGCCGAATATCTGCAAAAGGCTCTTGGCTACTCTATGCTCGGCATGGCGAATGAGGAATGTATGTTCATTCTCCACGGCAAGACCACTCGCAACGGCAAGTCTACCATGCTGAGTGCCATTCACCACCTTCTCGGTGATTACGCTTCCGTGTCCCCCGTGTCCATCATTTGCAAATCTGACCGCTCCAAGAATGCCGAAGCCGCCAACCCCATGCTTGCTTCTCTGAAAGGCAAGAGGTTTGTAACCATGGCTGAGAGCAACCAGTATGGCAAGCTGGACGAGGAAACCATTAAGCAGCTCACCGGTGGTGAGGAAATCAAGGCCAGAAACCTCTATGAAACCGCTACCACCTTCCTGCCGCAGTTCACTCTTTGGCTCTCCTGCAATGATCTCCCCTCAGTCAACGACAAGTCCCTGTTCGCTTCTGACCGTGTGCGTGTCATTGAGTTCAACCGCCATTTCAAAGAGAACGAGCAGGACAAGAACCTGAAAAACGAATTCCAGACGCAGGAAGCCATGCAGGGTATTTTCGCATGGTTGGTTGCCGGTTACTTCAAGTACAAGCGGTTCGGCCTGAGAATGTCCGATGATATGCGCCGTGTGGTACGGCAGTATGAGAAGGACAACGATCTGGTACTGCAATTCCTCGAAGAAAAGTGCGAGAGTGCCGATGGCTATGTTACCAGAGCCAAGTCCCTCTATGACGCTTATAAGATTTGGTGCAAATCCAATGGCTACTTCGTGTGCAGCGCAAAGCGGTTCAATGCCGACATGGAAGCTCACCCGGAGTGGCATGAGGGCAAGTCCACCTATCACGGCTACCCTTCCTATAAGGGTATCAAGCTGAAAGGAGCAGAATGATGTTTACCGTTTTCAAATGCCGCAAATGCGGACACCTTCTCTATGTGAGCGAGAAGAATTTTCCCAAGAAGCTCGAAATGATAGCCGGTCACGCCTGTTCCGAGTGCGGTGAGCAGGACGAAGGTCTTTGGGGTCTGCTTGGTCGTGCTAAGACTTTTCGTGGCGAGATCATGGTGGAATGGGAGGAACCTTCCGATGACGAAGACTAAGGTAATCGAACAGATGGAATTCGTCAACACCCTGACCAAACGACTGAGTGAAGCCGTCACCCTCCATGAAAAACGCCGTGAGGAAAAATCCCTGAAACACCACGGCTCTGTTGCCGAATGGGGCAGCGGCATTGTGGAGCGTGGTGCTTCCAAGGTGCAGATCATGGCAAGTATTGTCCAGCTCCGGCGTGAGCTGAATATCCTGAGCCGTATGTTTGACGATTGGAGGAACGAGTCATGTTGAGAGAAATCGACCCCTCTGTGGGTGATCTGGTGAAACAGAACGAGGGCTACTGTCCCTGCGCCGTCTTCAAGACCCCTGACACTCGTTGCCCCTGTAAGGAATTCCGTGAGCAGGAGTCCGGCGTGTGTCATTGCGGGAGGTTCGAGAAGACATGAGCTATCAGGATTTAGTCAAGAAGCTCTCTGAGCAGATTGACGGAGAAACCATTGCCCTGCTTCCGACTTCTGGCAAGCTGCTGTTGCTCGGCTCTGAGGATAGCATTTTCTTGAAGTCCATCAAGAGAAAGGCTGACTCCCTCGGTATTCAGTACGACCACACTTTTCATTTCACCCCGCCCTATCAAGGAGTCGTGGTCGATACCGAAACCTGTCCCTCTGATCTGCAACTGTCTTCTGATGTGGACATTGACCACTCTTTTTCTGATGGCCTGTCGAGTGTGAGCCAAGGTGTACTCGCTCTACTGCTTGCTGCTGATTTGGTTCACAAGAAGAATATCACCATCGTAGGCCGTGGTCATGCCGTCAAGGGACTGGCTCAGGCATTGATTTATAACAACGCAACCGTAACCGTGGCACACTCCAAAACCACCAGTCTATTACAGGCTACGCAGAATAGAGATGTGGTTATCTACGCAACGCCAAATGTGGCGCAGGATATTTCCTACAACACCGGCGAGTTAGTCATCGACCTCGGCAACGCTGTCCCGCACCCTGACCGACTGTCTTGCGAATACATCAACCGCATTGGTCAGCTCACCGTGAGCGTTTTGCTGAACCGGTTTGCAAAATCCGTGAGCAGGGTGAGTTAGGTGATAAAAGTGAGTGTTTCCGCAGAAAGTTTTTTCAATTTTAGAGCATTTTGAATTTTGTTTTTCACCCTGTCAGGTGAGTTAGGTGAATGATTTTAGGTTTTTGTATATAAGTCCTCTTATAGAGTGTTCTCTAAGGAGAGTTTATACGAATTTTTGAAAATGAGTCACCTACCTCACCCAAAGGGAGAAGGAGGTAATACCGTGAGTGAAGAAAATAAGCTGCCGCAGAAGCGCACCCGCCCTGACCGTAAGGACGCTCTGAGCGTTCATACGGAACCGGGTGACAATCGGAAGTATTTGGAGCATTCTCTGGCTATGTGGGATTGGCCTGATGTGGATATGAGAGAGCCTGAGATGGTCAAGGAGAGAATTGGTCAGTATTTCAAGCTGTGTGCTGATGATGATATGAAGCCGAGTGTTGCTGGCATGGCTTTGGCCTTTGGTGTGGATAGAAAAACCCTGTGGGCATGGTGTAATGGTGTGGATAGTGCCTATATTCCGACTACGAGTCGTAACCTCATTAAAAAGGCGTATCAACTTTTGAACACGCAGATGGAGAATTATATGCAGAACGGCAAGATCAATCCCGTTGCCGGTATCTTCCTGATGAAGAACAATATGGGCTATCAGGACAAGCAGGAGGTCGTTCTGACTCCCAACACTCAGCTTGGCGACTCTGCGACTCCCGAAGAATTACAGCAGAAGTATCTCGAAGCGACTGCTGCCGACTATGACCCGGAGGATTGAGCGATTTTCCGACTCTCTGGCGACTTTGGCAACTCTCCCGACTATGGCGACTATCGACTTTCTCAGCGACTTTCGACTTTGCGACTCTGGTCGGCAACTCTCTGGCGACTTTCGACTATCAACTTTCCCGCTGCCGATCTGTTACCGGGTCGGCGGCGGTTTTCGTTTCTGGCTCTGGCTGATCTGGTCGGCCTGTTGTGCTGCCGGAGGTGTGCGGAAACTCAACAGAAACCGCACATTATAAACATTCAAGAAAATACTTGAAAAATTATCAAGAAAACGCTTGACAATCAAGAAAACGCTTGATAAAATGAAACCATCAAGAAAACGCTTGAAGGGAGTTTGTAAAATGAACCGGTTATTTAATCCCCGTCCCCGATCTGAATATATCGAAGCCGCCGCAGATAATAAGGAGGAAAAGAAAATGTTTGAACATCTCGAAAAGGCTCTTGAAGCTGACACCGCCGAAAAGATCAATACCCGCACATTTTATATTGAAAATGGTTTTTGTCCCTCTTGGGCAGTTGAACACCGCCAGAACCCCGACAGAGGATTAGAGGAATACAGCACCCCGGCAAAGTGGGAAGCATATAAGGCCGGAACCCTGAGCCGGGAAAAGGCCGTTGAAATCGCTGTAAAGCGTGGCACCCGTGAAATTATGAAACAGCACGAAAAGCAGCTTGAAAAGCTCCGCATCGCTGCCGCCGCTCCTGATCTGGTGGAAATCTCTATTGATGTTCAATGGGCTAAAAATCGCACATGGGGCGCAAATCCTACCGCCGATATTCACACCGTTGACGGCTGGTTTTCCGGTCATGCTTCCGGTTGTGGTTATGATAAGCAATCCGCAGCAGTTGCCGCCGCTCTGAACCAGTCCCCCGCCGTTAGAAAGGTACTTTATACCGCCGCCGAAAAAGCACTTGCAAGCGGTGAAGCGTTTAAGCGGCTTTCTTCCGGCGTTGTTTCGTGGGGTGATGTTTTGGGCTATGGCTCCGGCTATGCTGTTTTGCCCTATTTCGAAGGCGGCGTGGGCGTGTCGTGCTTCTGGTCGATCTTCAAAGATTGCGGGTTTTCTGTCCGCTCTGTTGCTTCTGGTCGTATGTATGATGTGTATATGGTAGAAAGAAAGGCGGGTTAATATGAAGCGTTTTATATGGCTGTAACGGTCAGACAAGACCGAAACGAAAGTATTTTCGAGGGTAAGAAGGGCGAACCGAACCCCGGTTATTATTCGTATATTATCCCGGTGACGGAAGACAGGAATATAAAATCAGCCCTTGACGCTGTGGGCGGCTTGGTGTCTGCAAATATCTACACCACCAGAAAACGAGCTGCCGAAGTGGTCAACGCTTGGAACGATGGCTATAAAGCCGCAGGGCTGTATTTATTCGATAGTCCAGCATTTTAATATGGAGGTTCTGCAAGTGGTTGTTTTGGCTGTGCTTCTGCTGCCGGTTCTGGTCTTGGGTGATCTGGTTAAGCTGATGAAATAAATATTTTGAAGCCGTCCGGCCTTGGGTCGGGCGGTTTTCTTTTGCCTTTTTCGGGGTCGTTGCTGATCTGGTCAAGCTGCCGGGGGTCGGGGGATATAGCCGCCAGCGGCGGGGCGGGATAAGTGCCGAAAATACCGCAAAATATAAAAAGGCTCTACTCTCAATTTACTCTAAACTACTCTCAATTTTATCATTTCCTCAAATTAAGCCCTTCACTTCAAAATAACCCCCTCTTTTTCAATCGTCCTTGCATAGAGTGCAACCTGATAAAAATATATTCAAGAAAATACTTGACAAGCGTTTTCTTGACTGCTATAATGAAACCATCAAATCAAGGAGATGTATAACGTGAACGCACGACAGATTATCAAAGAGCTGATGGCAAGCAAAAACATCACGAATGCGGACATGGCGCACCGGCTCTCTATCACTCAGGCCGCTCTTTGGGACAGACTGAATACCAAGAAGACCAAGGACATTCCTGTTTCTACCCTCTGCGAAATGTTGGCGGTCATGGATTATGATGTGGTCATTGTCCCCCGTGGTAAGGGTTCCAAAATTGAAGGTGCCTACCGCATTGGTGCCGCCAAGCAGGAGCCTAAGTACGATTTGAATTCCCTGCTTAACTCCAAGGAGGAAGAATGATGAAATACGGCTATGGTCGAGTCAGTTCCAAAAGCCAGAAGCTCTACGGCACTTCCTATCAGGAACAGAAGGACATTCTGGTAGCAAACGGAGTCCCCGAAGAAAATATTTACTCGGACGCATACACCGGCAAGAAAATGAGCCGTGACGGATTTGACAAGGTTCTCTCTCTGTTACAGGCCGGTGACGAGCTGGTAGTGTGCAAGCTGGACAGATTGGCTCGAACCGCTGCCGAGGGTTCCCTTCTGGTGAAGGAGTTGGTCGATCAGGGCATTCGAGTCAATATCCTGAATATGGGCGTGGCAGACAATACCCCGATGGGTCGCCTGATGGTGACAGTCCTCTTTGCCTTTGCTGAATACGAGCGGGACATGATCGTAGAACGCACCTCGGCGGGTAAAGCCTATAAGCGGGAACATGAACCCGCATACCGAGAAGGACGAAAGCCCAAGGCGATTGACCCTGTGGCATTTGAAAATCTCGCTCAAAAAAAAAAAGACGGTCTGATGACCGTGGACGAATGTTGTGCCGAGCTTGGCATAGGCCGCACGACATGGTATGATAGACTGAGAAAGGCAGGTTGACGATATGTATTACGGTGAGAGCATTGGCGCAAATCTGGTAAAAATCCTAGGTGGCTTCATGTTCACCGTAATGATCGTGATTGCCGTCATCGTGGTAGCTGCCAACGGCGGTACCTCTCGGACGATGATTACCGGCGTAATCACCGAGATCGAGCAGAACGCTACTTTTCAGGGTGAAGTTGTCCTGACCGTTGCAGACGCTCACCGCTCTGTTGCGGCTGACGGCTCTGAGAGAGTCATGACCTATAATCGTGCCGTATTCTTCAAGAATGCCGAAGACATTGAAGGTATCGAAATTGGCGATACCGTGACCGTCAGCGGTAAGCTCAACGGCTATTCTCTCTTTGACGGGAGGGTTGAGTCATGAAATTTTTGCTTGACGCATTGGGCTATATCATTCTCGGCATAGTTTTCATATTCTTGCTGGCATGGCTCATTCCGATGATACTATAAGGCTTCCGCACTACGGCGGCAGCAACAGCCATTACGGGCTACTCTGAAAGGGGTAGTCCGTTTTTTTTTTATTACGGAGGTAATCATGGACTATACAAAAATTGCACATTCGATTACGAGAGTAATCAATGATAGGCCGAAGGACACCGGTGCTTATACCGATCTGTTTTCCCTGTGCCGAGCATGGGAGGAAGACGATTTTACGGCGGCGCATGAGATCAATCAGCAGCTTCGCACCCTTTGCGCCAAAATGTTGAGAGCCAGCACCCCGAAGGAAGCGGAATTCTTCTATGAAACATGGCGTAAGAGCCTGTTATTTGACGCTCCGCATTCCTTTGACGCATTCATGACCTATATTGAGCTTGATCGCAAGCCCGAAAAGCGGTTTTATGCCCCTCGGCGGCATTATTTGAAGCCGATGGTACAAGGTTTTCAGGATATTCTTGACGGAAAACTGCGTCTTTTGACAATTTCTATGCCGAAAAGAGCGGGTAAGTCGCAAACTGGTATCAATTTTGTCAATATGCTCTCTGGCAAGTACCCCGATAGAGCTACCTTGATGGAAGGAACCGGTGATGACCTTGTTAAGAGCTTCTACAACGGGTGTCTGGAATACCTGACCACGCCCAATGAGTATCTGTTCTATGATGTATTCCCTGAAGCTCGTCTGGTACAGACTTCCGCTGACACTAAGATCATCAACCTGAAATCTAAATCCCGTTTCCCAACCATTATGTGTCGTTCTATTGACGCTCGACAGGTCGGTTTGTCCGAAGCAACCAATGTGTTGTATCTCGATGACTGCGTAGAAGGTCGAGAGGAAGCCAAGAACCGTCAGCGGCTCGATGATAAGTGGGAAGTGATCTCCGGCGATATTATGGGTCGTGCCATTGAAGGTACGCCTATGGTTTTCACCGGTACTCGCTATTCTCTGTATGACCCGATAGGTCGTATTCAAGAACACGCTCAGAAGGAAGGTTGGGATTGGAGAGCAATCGAAATCCCTGCGCTCGACCCGGTGACGGACGAAAGTAATTACGAATACGAGCGTGAGGGTCAGAAGGTTTTTACCACGGCTTATTTCCGTGAACAGCGTGAGCTTCTGTCCGCAGAACAGTTTGAGTCGGAATTTCAGCAGCAGCCGTTTGAAGCCAAGGGTCTTCTATTTAACAAGGACGAGCTGAATTACTTTTTCGAGCTACCTGTTGATCGAGAGCCGGACACAACCATTGCCGTGGGTGATACTGCTGAAAGCGGCAGCGATAGTACCTCTATGCCGGTGGCGAAAATCTACGGTACTGATGTGTATATTGTCGATGTGGTATTTGATGACGCTCCGGCAGAGATTACAAAGCCTGAGTGCGCCAAGTGCCTGATTGAGAACAAAGTCGCTTCTGCTGTTTTCGAGAGTAATAATGCCGGTCAGTATTATGCCAGAGATGTTGACCAGATCATTCGTGACCGTGGTTATTCCATCGGCATTCGCACGAAGCGCACGATCTCCAATAAGCACACCCGTATTGAATTCGCTTCGGACAATATCAAGCGGAATTTCTATTTCAAACACCCGTCCACCTATAAGCGGGGCAGTCAGTATTGGAATTTTATGAAAGAGTTGACCACCTACACTCGCTCTGGTAAGGTTCCTCACGATGACGCTCCTGACTCCCTGTCCCTGTTGGAAAATGAAATTCGTATGCTATCTGGTACCAAGATTGAGGTTTTCAAACGGCCTTGTTGACAAAAGTGTATCGCCAATGGTATTTTGAAAGGTTAAGGTGTTGACAACCATTGGAGATTGTGCTATCATGTAGGGTGAAAGATTGGATTACTGTAATCTGATCGCAATTTTGTAAAGAAAGGGGTGTTTCCGTGGAAAATCGTGCTTTGTTTGGGCGCAGAGTCATTTATACCGATGTGTCTGAAATCACTTCCGACAATGTGGTTGATGTTCTGCGGAAAGCCTTTATCACGCACCTTCGGAATAAGAGCGAGATCGAATATCTCTATGGCTACTACAAGGGCAGACAGCCCGTGTTGAGTCGCAAAAAGGAAGTCCGGCCTGAAATCAAGAATATTGTTATTGAAAACAGGGCAAATGAAATTGTTTCTTTCAAGGTCGGTTATCTGATGGGTGAACCTGTCCAGTATGTCAGCCGTGGAGATGATGAAGCGGTTGCGGGTTGTGTGACTAAGCTGAACGATTATGTTCTCTCCGAGGATAAAGCTGCTAAGGATAAGGAGCTGTCTGAGTGGGCGCACATTTGCGGCACTTCTTACCGCATGGTTCTTCCTGATGGCGAAGCCGATATGGAGGAAGATGAAGCTCCCTTTGAGCTGTTTACACTCGACCCTCGTTTCTCCTTCGTGGTGTACCAGAATTCTCTCGGTACCCCTCCTCTCATGGGCGTGAAATACATCGAGAAGGAAAAGGCCACTCGTATTTTCAGCGTATATACGAAGGACTGGTACTTTGAGATCGAGGATTTTGAGATCACCCGTTCCGAGGAACAGGTATTGGGAATTCCCATCATCGAATATCCGCTGAACAATTCTCGCCTTGGTGCTTTTGAGATCGTGCTTCCTTTGCTGGACGCAATGAATAATGTGGACTCCAACCGTCTTGACGGTGTGGAGCAGTTTGTGCAAGCACTTATGCTTTTCCACAATGTCGATATTTCTTCGCCCGATTACGCCAAGCTCCGTCAGGAGGGCGCAATCAAGTATAAGGACATTGACCCTCAGTTCAAGGCCGAGATCGAATATCTCACCGCAGAGTTGAACCAGAGCCAGACGCAGACGCTCATTGACCATATGTATAACACAGTTTTGACGATCTGTGGTATGCCGAACCGCAACGGTGGTTCTTCCACCAGCGATACCGGCTCCGCTGTCATTATGCGTGACGGTTGGTCTGCTGCCGAAGCGAGAGCCAAGGATAGTGAGTTGATGTTCAAGAAGTCCGAAAAGGAATTTCTGAAACTGGTTCTGCGTATTTGCCGTGATCTGGCAGACCTGAACCTGAAACTGTCCGGCTTGGAAATCCGCTTTACTCGCCGTAATTATGAGAATATCACCGAAAAGGCGAATGTTCTCGTTGCTATGCTGAACAATCCCAAGATTGCCCCTCAGCTTGCATTCTCCCATTGCGGTATGTTCATTGACCCTGAGATGGCTTGGAACATGAGTAAGGCGTATATGGAGGAACAGGCTAAGAAAGCGGCTGACATTGCCGCTCAGACTACGCCGAAGGAGGGCGACAACAATGACCCCGATAATAACCCTGTCGCCAAAGGCGATACAGGAGATCAATGAAATCCTTTCCCGTGGCAAGGGAGTTGAGATTGCTGTCCGAAACGGCAAGTTGGTCGTTTGGGAGTTGAACAGCAAGAAGAAATATGAGGTCGTTATATCGAGATAACGGCAACAGCCATTACGGGCTTTTGGTAGGGACACTCTCATGTCCTTGCCAGAAGCCCGTTTTTGTTTTGATTTGATTGCCGCAAGGCATTGCATGGTCAGGGAAGACCTTAATCGCAAAAGGCAGACAAGCCTACCAAAAACAGAAATCAGCGGTGAGTGAACACCCGAATAAAACGCAGGAGGTAATTTCTATGGCAAAGATCGACACCAGTAAGATTGAGGGTTATGACAAGATGACCCCCGAACAGAAGCTCGCCGCTTTGGAGGGTTTCGAGTACGAAGACAATGCCGCCGAGGTGGAACGGCTGAAAAGTGCCAATTCCAAGGCGAATTCCGAAGCTGCCGAGTGGAAGCGCAAGCACAATGCCCTGCTGTCCGAGGACGAAAAGAAGAAGCAGGAGGAAGCTGAGGAAAAGGCCAAGATGGAAAAGCGTCTGGCAGAGCTGGAAAAGGAGCGTACCGTATCTGAGTATAAGGCTAAGTTCATTGCTCAGGGTTACTCCGAGGAATTGGCGGCTGATACCGCTAAGGCCATGGCAGACGGCGACCACACTACGGTTTTTGCCAATCAGCAGAAGTTCCTCGAAGATTATGCCAAAACCGTCAAGGCTGACGCTTTGAAGAAGACCCCCAAGCCCCCTGCCGGTGATGGCAACCACGCTATGACCAGAGAAGACATCATGAAAATTAAGGACAGCGCAGAGCGGCAGTCTGCTATTGCCGCCAACATGGAGCTGTTCAGAAAAGGAGAATAAATTATGGCTAAGGAAAATCTGACTATGACGGCTGATATGGCCGTTGCTGCCCGTGAGATTGACTTCGTTTCCCGTTTCGCCCGAAATTGGGATCATCTGCGGGACATTCTCGGCATTGTCCGTCCCATTCGTAAGCAGCCCGGTGCTGTGCTGAAATCCAAGAAGGCCACCATTACGCTGGCAAATGGTACTGTGGGTGAGGGTGAGGAAATCCCCTACTCCAAGGCTCAGATCGTTGAAACTCCCTATGCGGAGATGACGGTCGAGAAGTATGCCAAGGCCGTTTCCATCGAGTCTATCAAAGATCACGGTTATGATGTTGCCGTTGGCATGACCGATGACGCTTTCCTGTTCGAGCTTCAGGATAATGTAACCGCTCGTTTCTATGCCTACCTGAATACCGGCTCTCTGACCAGCAACGAGTCTACTTGGCAGCGTGCGCTGGCTATGGCTAAGGGCAATGTCATCAACAAGTTTAAGCAGATGCACCGCACCTGCACCGAGGTTGTTGGCTTCGCCAATGTCCTCGACCTGTATGACTACATCGGTGACGCTGCTATCACCGTTCAGTCTGCTTTCGGTTTTCAGTACATCAAGGACTTCATGGGCTACAAAGTCGTGTTCCTGCTGTCTGACGCAGAGATCGCCCGTGGCAAGGTCATTGCCACTCCCGTGGAGAACATTGCTCTGTACTATGTTGACCCCGGTGACAGCGATTTTGCCAAGGCTGGCCTGATCTACACCACCGATGGTCTGACCAATCTGATCGGCTTCCACACTCAGGGTAACTACAACACCGCCGTGTCTGAGTCCTTCGCAATCATGGGCATGACCCTGTTTGCCGAGTATCTGGACGCTATCGCTGTGGTGTCTGTCACCGAGAGCGTGTAAGCGATAGCGTGAATAGGAGGATTTACGATGTACGAGGTAATCAGAGCTTTTCGTGACCTGACCGATGACAACCGTCTGTATCAGGTCGGTGATAAGTACCCCGCCAAGGGTGTGAAGCCCACCAAGACCCGTATCAAGGAGCTGCTGACCGGCAGTAACCGTATGGGCAAGGTGTATCTGAGAGAGATCGAAGATACTCCCGATCAGCCCGAACCCGCTGCCGCCCCTGACCCTGCGGCTACCCCTGAGCAGCCCGAACCCGCTGCCAATCCCGAAGACTAATGAAAGGTAGGTGAGAAGAATGATTGCTCTGGGCGAAACTCGCAAGTGTGAAATGCTGACCAGCATGACTGGCGAAACCAATCTGGACACCCTTCTCACCTACCTCTATATCGCCGGAAACAAGGTTCTGAAAAGAGCCTACCCCTTCGATGACACCGTGACCGAAGTCCCTGATCGTTATGCTTTCAATCAGGTGGAAATCGCCGCCTATCTGCTGAATAAGCGTGGTGCCGAAGGACAGACCGCTCACAGCGAAAACGGCATTTCCCGTTCTTATGAGGACGGAGATGTGCCGCCTACGCTGCTGAGAGAGATTGTTCCTTGTGCTTCTGTGGTGGTCACTTCCGAAAGTGAGGAAACCACATGAGAACGATGGAGCGTAACAAGGTGTCCTTTTGGTATTTGCTGTTTGATCGCAAAGCGGCAATTACTGATGACGAGGGCAATGAGAGCGGTGAGCATACCGTTCTCTACAAGGACGCTGTGCAGATGGAAGCCAATATATCTGCGGCTACCGGTGCCGCTCAGGTGGAACAGTTTGGTAATTTCATTTCCTACGACAAGGTGATCGTTATTGATGATCTGTCTTGCCCAATTGATGAAAATTCCGTTCTGTTCATCGACAAGGAGCCGGAATATGCCGAAGACGGCACCCCTCTGTATGACTACCTTGTAAAGCGTGTAGCTAAGAGCCTGAATTCTATCTCCATTGCTGTAAGCAAGGTGACGGTATCGTGAACAACAGAGTCGTGAGATTTGCCCTCACCCCGGAGGGTATTGATAGTGCCATTGCCGCTGTCGATGAATACCAGAAGTGGCTTCATGAGAAGTCTGCTTTGCTGGTTGAACGCTTGGCAGCAATGGGTGCAACCAAGGCTTCTCTCGATTTTTCACGGGCAGTCTACACGGGTATCAAGGACGCTACGGTGTCCGTGGAACCTATCTCGAAGGGATATGTGGTCAAGGCCAACGGAGAGTCGGTATTGTTCATTGAGTTCGGCTCTGGCGTGACTTACGGCTACGGACACCCCGAAGCCAGTAAGCACGGCATGGGGCCGGGTACCTATCCGAGCGATAAAGGTCATTGGGACGATGTTAAGGGTTGGTGGTTGCCCAAAGACAAGGGCGGTGGTCATACCTACGGTAATCCTCCGTCCGCTCCCATGTATAACGCTGTAAAAACCATTGAACAAGAGTTAATCAGAGTGGTAAAGGAGGTGTTTGTGTGATTGATATTGAGAGCAAGGTCTACACCCCGATTGCACAAGCCCTTCGTGCTGCTTATTCCGACATTCACATTACGGGTGATTATGTGAATGTTCCTTCTGCTTTCCCCCATGTAAGCATTGTGGAGTCGGATAACTACCCGTCTACCGATCATCTGGACACGGCAGATCGAGAGCGTTTCGCTACGGTCATGTTTGAGGTCAATGTGTATTCCAATAAGACTTCCGGGAAGAAGTCGGAATGCAAGAAGATCATGAGTCTGATTGACGGCATGATGTACGGCATGAATTTCACCCGAATTTCTCTTTCTCCTGTTCCCAACATGGAGAACGCTACGATCTATCGTCTGGTGGCTCGGTATCGAGCTGAAACGGACGGCACTACTATTTACAGGAGGTAAATGAAATGGCTATTTCTACCTACAAGGTCTTTCTTATGCACAAGGCCGGCGGTGGTGATACCTACTCCAAGCTGGTAGACATTAAGGAGTTCCCCGATCTCGGCGGCGAACCCGAAATGCTGGAAACCACCACCCTGAGCGACAATATGCAGACCTATATCGCCGGTATTCAGTCCCTCGATGGTCTGGCATTCGCTGCTAACTATGATCTGGCGAAGTTCAAGGAGCTGAAAGCTCTGGAAGGTTCTCAGCATGACTTCGCTGTGTGGTTCGGCGGCACCGAAGCTGGCGGCGTGGTCACTCCCGATGGTTCCAACGGTAAGTTCTCCTTCAAGGGTGAGTTGTCCGTCTATCCTGTCGGCGGTGGCGTGAACGAGGTCGTTGGTATGAACATCACCATCGCCCCTTCCACCCCCATTGCTTTCTCTGACACCTAAGAAGTAATCGGCCTAAATGATAAGGAGGATTTATCATGGCAAAGCAGCTCGTAATCAATGACCCCGTTTCCGGCGTGACCTACACGCTGGAATATACCCGCAAGTCCGTTGAGATGATGGAGAAGCAGGGCTTTATCGCAGACGATGTTGAGAAGAAGCCCATGACCATGCTCCCCGCTCTGTTTGCGGGTGCTTTTCTGGCACACCACCGCTTTGTTAAGCGGGAGATTATCGACAGTATCTACAAGAAGCTGACCAACAAGGACAAGCTGATTGAGAAGCTGGTCGAGATGTATAACGAACCCATCATGACCCTGCTGACCGAGCCTGAGCAGGAGGGCAACGAGGGAAACCTGAGCTGGACTGCGGACTGGTAAGCGAGTCGCAGTCCGGTAGAACGGGGAGCGGCGGCGGTCTACGCTCCGCTTCCCGTTTCGCTTACACGGAGAAATTTTACGAGGTCTTCCCGTACTACCTTGCGATTGGTATGACCTACGATCAGTTCTGGAACGAGGATTGTGAATTAGTCAAGTATTACCAGAAAGCCGCACAGATCAAGCAAGACCTCAAAAATCAGGACGCATGGCTTCAAGGTATGTATATCTATGAAGCTCTCGTTGACGCTTCGCCCTTGTTCCGAGCTATGGGTGCCAAGAAGCCTACTCCGTACCGCCGAGAGCCTTATGAGCTTAATATGCGGAAAGACGAGCGTGTGCAGCAGAAGCGGGAACAGAAAAACGATGATAAAGCGAAAGCCTTTATGGAAGCCTTTGCCATGGCGAACAACAAGAAATTTCAACAGAAAGGTGGTGGCGTAAATGGCTGATAATGTGGAAATTCAGGGCATTGAGTTTCAGATCATTTCCAGCGGTGAGGAAGCGGACAGTTCGCTTTCCAAGCTGAAAAAGACCCTGAGCGGTCTGAAATCTCCCGCCAATGAAAGCACCTCTGCCCTTGGGCGTATGCGAAATACCTTGGGCGGTCTGAATTCCGTCATGAAGACAATGACATGGAATACGGTCTACATGGGTCTGCGTAAGGTTTCTTCCCTGATCGCAAAGGCAATCACGAAATCCAATGCTTACCAAGAGAACCTGAACCTTTTTACCGTTGCTATGGGTAAATACGCAGATCAGGCGTTGAAGTACGGTCAGACGGTCAGCGACATTCTTGGCATTGATATTTCTCAATGGGTTCGCAATCAGGGTGTGTTCATGACCCTTGCAACCGGCTTCGGCGTGGTTGGTGATCGTGCGTACATCATGAGCAAGAACCTGACTCAGCTCGGCTACGACATTTCTTCCTTCTTCAATATCTCTGTTGAAGACGCTATGCAGAAGTTGCAGTCCGGTATTTCCGGCGAGTTGGAACCTCTGCGTAGATTGGGCTACGACCTGTCGCAAGCCCGTCTGGAAGCGGTTGCTCTGTCCCTCGGTATTGACAAGAGTGTTGCGTCCATGACTCAGGCTGAAAAGGCCGAGTTGCGATACTACGCAATCATGACTCAGGTCACTACGGCTCAGGGTGACTTGGCGAGAACCCTTGACGCTCCCGCCAACCAGCTTCGTATTCTGAAAGCTCAGTTCGAGATGGCAGCTCAGGCTATCGGTAATATTTTCATTCCCGCCTTGAACGCTATCTTGCCTTACGCTATTGCCGTGGTACAAGTCATTCGTGAGATCGCCAACGCCATTGCCAACCTGTTCGGCTTCAAGCTGACCGAAGTTGATTACTCCGGGGTCGGTGAATTGGCGAGCGGTGCGGGTGATCTTGCTACCGGCCTTGATGACGCTGCTGGTGCCGCCAAGAAGTTGAAGCAGTATACCGCTGGCTTTGACGAGCTGAATGTATTTGCTCCCGCTAACGCTTCCGGCTCTGGTGCTGGCGGTGGCGGGGGAACCGGCTTCGATTTTGAAATGCCCGGATATGACTTCCTTGGTGACGCAATTTCTACCAAGGTTGGCGAGATCAAGGCAATGCTCGAACAGAGCTTGGCTGAGATTACCGTTATGGTGAGCGGCTTCCTGCTGGCAGTCGGTGCAATGCTTGTTCTGACTGGCGCAAACATTCCTCTCGGCCTTGGTTTGATGGCGGCGGGTGCTGTCGGTCTGGCGGCTACTGCGGCTCTTAACTGGAACAGCATGAGTACCGAATTGGCAAACACTCTTGCTTTGATTACGGGCGTAATCAGCGGCTTCATGCTGGCCTTGGGTGCAATCATGGCGTTCAGCGGTGCGAATGTCCCCTTGGGTATCGCTCTGATGGCCTTGGGTGCCGTAAGCCTTGCTTCCGCTGTGGCAATTAACTGGCATTGTAGTGACCAGCCGTTGACGGACGCTCTGACCACCTTGACGGGCATTCTCGCCGGTGCTTCTCTGGCAGTCGGTGCAATGTTGGCCTTTACGGGTGTGAATGTTCCTCTTGGTATCGCTCTGATGGCGATTGGCGCAGTATCTATCGCTTCCGCTGTGGCTCTCAACTGGAACGCCCTGACAGACGCTATCAGTTCTCCCTTGGCTCGTATTACTACTCTCGTTGGCACAGCAATGCTGGCCTTGGGTGCAATCCTCGCATTCAGCGGTGGCAGTCTACCCTTGGGCATTGCGCTTATGGCAGTCGGTGCGGTATCTATCGCTTCTGCGGTAGCCCTTAACTGGAACGGCCTGTCTGATGAAATCAAGGGTACTATCGCTATTATCACAGCTTCTGTTTCTCTGGCTTTGCTGGCAGTTGGTGCAGCTCTGGCATTCTCCGGCGTGAACATTCCCTTGGGTCTGGCTCTGTTGGCGGGTGGCGCATTGATGATGGGTACCGCTGTTCTCCCGAATTGGGAAAGCCTGTCCGAGTCGGTGAGAAACACGATCAGCATTATCACTGCTGCTGTGGGCGGTGCGCTTCTGGCAGTCGGTGCTATTCTTGCCTTTACAGGCGTGGGTATTCCCCTCGGTATCGGTCTGATGTTGGTTGGTGCCGCAGCCCTCGGTACAGCGGCAGCTCTCAACTGGAACACCGTACTGAATAAGGTCAAGGAAATCCTGAAAAACATCGGCGTAGCGGCGGGTGGCGCACTTCTGGCACTCGGCCTGTTGCTGATCGTAACCGGCGTGGGTATTCCCCTCGGTATCGGTCTGCTTCTGGCGGGTGCGGCTACTCTGGCTACCTCGGTGGCTCTGAATTGGGACTTCTTCAAGCAGAAAATTCAGTATATGTTGGACGGCGTGACCACGGCATTCAAGAGCTTCATTAACGGTGGCCTTGGTCTGTTCGAGAATTTTGTCAACGGCGTTATTCGCATTGTCAACAAAGTCATTTCTTGGGTCAATAGCGCAGTCGGTTGGTTGGGTATCTCTATTCCCTTCATTGCCGAGGTCACTATTCCCAAGTTGGCTGACGGCGGTTTCGTTGATGAAGGTCAGCTCTTTATCGCCCGTGAAGCGGGTGCGGAAATGGTCGGTGCCATTGGTCGTAGAACCGCAGTTGCCAACAATGAGCAGATCGTAGACGGTATTGCCGCTGGTGTCAGCATTGCAAACGACAGCGTGGTTGCCGCAATCTATGCTTTGCTGAATGTGGTCGAGGGTAAGGAAATGTCTGTCGCAATCGGTGACGATGTGATTGGGCGTTCTTATGATCGTTATAACCGCAACAGAGGTGTCCGTGTGAATGATGGTGCCTTTGCCAACGCTTACTAAGGAGGGGTGTGGATATGGCGGCTTTTATCAAAATCAATGGTCACGAATATCCCGCCCCTCGTAGGGGCTTGAACCTGATGGTGGCTACCATTGTGGACGCAGCTCGAAATGCAAATGCCGTCACCGTGGGTCAGAAGGTAGGCCGTGACCAGCAGAAGTTGAACAATCTCTATTGGGGTTATCTTGACGCTGCCACATGGTCTGCCATTCTCAAAGAGTTCGAGAATTTCTATGTCACGGTAAGCTACCCTGACATGGTGAATAACACTTGGACTACTCGGAAGATGTACCCCGGTGACAGAACCGCAGAGCCGTTCCATCTCGACCCTGTGACTCAGCTTCCGTTGGACTACCTCAACTGCAAGGTCAATCTGATTGACTGTGGCGAAGAATTGTAAGGAGGTGGGCGCATGAAGTCTGTAAGCTACGCTTACAAAAACAGCATGAAGTCCATGCTCCGCAATCGCTCTCATGTCCGAATTACTTTCGGCAATGTTGACCCCGCTGCCGCTACGGACGGCGAATGGGTCAGTAATGGAGCGCAGAGCTATTCCGAGTTCGACACGGTTGATTACGCCTTTGAGTATGACGAGTCTTATGCGGCCTTGGAGCTGAACCGGTGGGCATTGGACGGTAATACGATCATCGTCCCTGCGTCCGGTACCATGGAAGACGGCTTTGTGTCGAGCCTTATGAGTGACGAGAACGGAGAATTTTCTGCGGCGGCTGTGCTGACCCGTGAGTTCTCCGAACCTCGCACTTTCCCCGGCGTGACTCTGACATTTGACACTCGCTATCAGGAATGGCCTTTGTCCGTGACGGTTGACTTCTATCTGGACGGCACGGTGAAGGACAGCGTAACCGTTCCCGTAGCAGGAACCAAGGTGATCGTCAATACCAGAACCGCCGAGATCGACAAGCTGACCGTAACCTTCGGTAGCGGTCTTCCGTATCGCAGACCTCGCTTGGAAGGGGTTCTGTATGGTGTTGAAAAGACCTTCCTGAACAGCGACATTGTTTCCACCAGACAGACCCACGATGTTGACCCGCTGAGTCGCAGATTGCCGCAAGAAACCATGCAGTTTGTGATCTTGGATTATGAACACAATTATGACCCCGATAACCCTTCCGGCATTTATGCCTATGTCGATAAGAATTCTCCGGTGGTAATCCAGTTTGGCTATGAGCTGCCTGACGGCACCGTGGAATGGGTTAAGGGTGACAGGTATGTGTTGAATGCCAAACCTTCGGCTCGGAACAATAAGGCCACTTTCACGGGGACAGGTCTGGTTGGCAGTCTGACCGGCACATTCTATAAGAGCAAGCTCGGCTTCAAGAATTTCTACGATATGGCTGAGGAAGTCCTGTTGGACGCTGATCTCACGCTGACTGAAAATGGTACAAATCCTTGGGTCATTGACGAGTCGCTGAAAGAGATGTTCACCACGGCGGCTCTGCCTATCGACACCCACATGAATTGTCTGCAACTGATCGCTCACGCTTGCCGGTGCCGCCTTTTCACCGATGATGACAATGTTATCCACATTAAACCTTTCGGTGTCACGGTGGTCGGTATTTACAGCGGTGAGTGGACTGACAATGGGCATGAGTGGTACAGCGAATGGGGTACCGTAGACCGTGGCAACACGGCGGGTAATACCTACGCTACCTTGGAGCTGAACCGGTGGACGCTGGACGGTGGAGATCAGGTAATTATTCCCGACAGCAACCCCACGGGCAGAGGTTTCGTCAGCGAAGCCATGACTGGTGAGGACGGCACCTATGACACGGTTCCTGTCTTCACCAAATTCTTTGATGTTTCCCACGATTTGCCGGTTCTGGCACTTCGTTTTGACACGCCGTTGGACGAGTACCCTACCTCCATTCAGGTGAAGTATTACAACGGCGACACTCTCCTTGACACACAGACGGTCAACGGAATTATCTCGTCTGAGGTATTCGTGAACACCAATGTCGCCATTGATTGTACCAAGATCGAGGTAAGCCTGTTTGGTGGTCTGCCGTACCGCCGTATGCGTGTCAGCAAGGTCTATTATCGAGAAACTGACTTCACTCTGGACTTCACTTCCATTGCGGAAAATAGTCAGGTGATCTCGAAAATCGACCAGTTGAAAGCGGTGTCCGTTGCCCGGTATGCCTATACCGCTGACGGCGACACCCAAACACTCTTTGAGGGAACGACCACCGAAACTCAGCTCCATGTTGAGTTTTCTGGTCTGGCACAAGATGTTCAAATCACGGTGTCTGGCGGCACATTGGAGTCTTCCAATATCTACGCCAGAGCAGCGGACTTGGTGTTATCCTCCGGCACCAAAACCGTCAAGATCACCGGACAGTCCCTCTCCGAAAACTCGGTGGTCGTTTCCTACCCCGTAGCTTTGGAGGGAGAGATTGACAAGGAGGAAAATCCCCTTATCACCAACGATGAAATGTGTTCGGCTCTGGCTACTCATGTCATGCGGTATCTGCAAATGCGAAACACCTACGAAGCCAATTACAGGGGCAACCCCGAAATGGAAGTCGGTGACATTATCGGTTTGCAGACACTCTACACCTCTGAGATGGACGCATTGATCTTGGTCGATGAAATCACATTCAATGGCTCTCTGAGCGGAAAGATGAAGGTGAAAGGATTGATATGAGTACCATCATTGACACTCTGATCTATGACCGCACTCAGGCCGATGTTGACCGTGTTTTCACTCTGAAAAACAAAATCCTCACGGAAGGGCTTAATGCCCTTTCCGCTGAGGAATTGGCAGAGTACATGGCTGGCATGAAGGGTGCCTACAATTACACGGACATGAACCGTGTGGGTCAGGCGGTGGCCTATATCGCTGACCGAATGATCGCTCTGCCTACGGAATTGGAAACCTATCGAGAAGAAAGAGAGGTAGCCGATGACCCTGCTTACCATGTCCCTTATGACGCTGACAGCGTTGTGGTTACTGCAAAGACGAATTGGGCTATGGGTGACACTCCCACTCAATCTGTCGTGGCAGCTTACCTCGCAGACTTGTCCACCCTTCGTAAGCAGATCACGCTCCCTGCGGACGCACCCGCAGTCCCGACCTCCCTGAATAACCTCACCTTTTCCGTGGCGAATGATATTGAATATCTGCTGTATGTCATCTATCAGGCATTTTTGGAAGTGGAAGCGACACTCTATCGCAAGATTGATTACACCGTTGCCACTTACGCCTATGCCGGTGTTGCGTACAGCGGGGAATAAGGAGGAAATTTCATGAAAGACACAATCATAAAGGGAGATGGTACCTCCCGCACCGTCAAGGCTCCGGCTACCATGCCGGAAACCTTCGAGGAATGGCGCAGTCAGCTTGTCAATGGTACGGCTACGCTGGACATTGGTCTGAACGAAGCCGGTTGTGATGTGGTCGGCACCGCTCTGAACAAAAACAGTATGCTGACTGACGCAACCGCTGCCGCTCTGGAATTGGAGTCCGCTGACCCCACCGTAAACGAAGCTCTGTACGCTCTGAGTCAGAAGACTCAACCCGCCGTCCTGAAAGTCACCACTACCGCAGGAGTCGTTGTGACTGCTACCTTGGGCGACACCGTTCTGTCTGCTACGGCTGATAGCTCTGGTCTTGCTGTTCTGTACCCGGACGAGTTTGGTACATGGACGCTGAAAGGCACAATCAGCGGTAAAACCCTGCAAGTTCCTATCGTCATTGACGCTATCGCCGTTTTTGAAACCACCCTGACTACTGATCTGGAAGCCGCTTCTTGGGCTTTGATTAACGCTGTTGCCGAAGCTGGTAATGCCGCTTCTGTCTGGTCTGTGGGTGACAAAAAGACCATCAATGTGGGTGGCGTGTCTTATCAGGCACAGATCATCGGTTTCGCCCATGATACTAAGACCGCTGGTGGTACGGCGGGTATTACTTTCCAGTTGGTAGACTGTTTGGGTACTACCTATCAGATGGAAAGTTCCAATACCAACGCAAACGGTTGGGAAGGTTGCGCCATGCGTAAGAATGTCATGCCTACCCTGTTGGGTCAGTTGGACGAGGATTTGCAGAAGGTTATCAAAGCCGTTAACAAAAAGGTGTCCGTTGGTAACAACACTTCCACCATCGAAACCGTTTCTGACAAACTGTTCTTGCTGTCCGAGATTGAGATTTTCGGCTCTACCTCCTACTCCTTTGCGGGTGAAGGTTCTCAGTATGCCTATTACAAGGCCGGTAACAGCAAAGTCAAGAAAGTTAATGGTTCTGCGGACTACTGGTGGGAGCGTTCTCCTTATAGCGGCTACACCAACCTCTTCTGCGCTGTCAGCAGCAACGGCAGCGCCAGCAGTGACGACGCCAGCGGCAGTGATGGCGTGTCCTTCGGCTTCTGCGTTTAATCCATCATCAATTCAATCCCCGCCCCGTCAGGGGCGGTGTAGGAGGGTAAAAAGTGTCAGTTGTGAAATCCATGCGTGGCGAGAGTGCCATGCAGTTTGTTGAAACCGCAAGACGGTTGGAGCTTCATGCTTTCTCTGTATGTACGAAAGCTCCGAAGCGGTATGCGTCATTCCTGACGCACCGTATCTTCGAGCTTGCTTCCACGGTACATGAGGAAGTTCGGGCGGCGAACAACATTATCCCGAAAAATCAGCATGAGCTTCAAATGCGGCGAGATCATCTGACCAACGCCAACATTGCCCTTCAAAATCTCAGTCCCAAGCTAACTTTGCTCTATGACGCTATTCTCCAAAATCCCGAAAAGTGTCCGTGGATTGACAACGCTATGAAGGTTTTTGGAGAGTACATCATAGATGAAGCGAAGCTCATTTCAAGTGTTAAGAAATCAGATCACGACAGGTACAAAAATCTGCCTGACTGATTTTAATGGGTCAAGTCCTGCTACTCTTTGTCGTTCTGCGAACAACTGGTGGGAGCGTTCTCCTAATAGCGGCAACACCAACAACTTCTGCAATGTCAACAGCAACGGCAACGCCAACAATAAC